GACACCTACTAAACCTGCAATAATTGGATACTGATATTTTTTAAACCATTCCATTTTTACTTCCTTACTTTACACGACTAACAGTCTTTTTGGTCGTTTTTTGAGGTTCAACTTCTTTTACTTTAACTTCAAGTTTTACCTCACGTTCAATACCAAAGAACTGCTTTAATCCATGAGTTATTTCATGCTGAATCACTTGACACCTGTTTGAGATGTTGTTTGAAGGAAGAATTGTACCTTCTACAGTAACGAAACATTTATTTTTGCGACTATTTACATGGACCTTAGGATCTTTCATAAATCTATGGTCAATCACTAAGCAGCGAACAAAGCTTTCGATAGCCGAATTTCTAAGTTTTAACGTATCTTTTTTTTCTGCTAGCTGAATTTCTAAATATTGTTTAGGATAAAAGAGTATCCCTAACATTGAAATTAAAACTAAAACAGATAGGACAAGCGTCCCCCAAAATATATATCTAGAAATTACGAATTCAAGATAGAGCTGTCTCCAGCTAAATAATTGAATTCCTAAATCACTGACTTCATGATAATCTATGAGAATAGGAAGGAAAATAGTCAAGATTAAAATACAGAAAATAAGTAGTAGTATTTTCTTTGAGTTTGACATATTAAATCCTTTCAAAAAAAGTTTTAAACTATAATCTTACCCGTCTACAGTATTCAAAATTATGGCTTATCACTTTTAATTTCTTGTTAGGTAATGCTTATTTTTTACCAAATAAGAATGAAACGACTGCAACAACAATCACTGCACCTACGATTGATGGAATAATAGCCATTCCAGCCAATGAAGGTCCCCAGCTTCCGAGAAGAGATTGTCCTACAGATGAACCGATAAGACCTGCAAAGATATTTGCAATCATTCCCATTGAACCACCTTTTTTAGTGATTGCACCTGCGATGAGACCAATAAGACCTCCTACAATAATGGACCACAACATAGTGTATCCTCCTTTTCTATTTCTAAATCAAAGAATCAATTTCTTTGATTGAACTAATTATATACTATCTCAACTTGGAAACATAATAGTTCGTCTTAAAAACCGTACTGTAAACATGTACTCTAGATACAGATAAATAAGAAAAGCTTGATTCTACTGAGTTTCTAGGTGATGAAGCGAGTCTTTTCATAGCAAGCTAAAGTCGTTGTAAGAGGATAAATACACTCTATGTGGTATAATTGCATGAAGATTGAAAGACAATCATTTAGTTTATTATATCATAAATAGTACACAGCTTGCTAATCCTTTGAAACCAGTGGACTTCTAGCGTGTTAAGTAAAAGTGAATACGAGATTGAATACGACTTTACTTTTAGCTGGAGCGGATGAAATCCATGAGCTGGTCAACGACTTCAACACGTTGATTATCATTGATATGAGTATACATATCAAGGGTGATTTGAACATTATTATGACCGAGTCTATCCGAAATGATTTTGGCTGTAACACCAGCTTCAAATAGGAGAGAAGCATGTGTGTGCCTAAATCCGTGAGGCGAAATTTTTTTAAGCTTATTATGTTTACGAAAGAATCTGCTAAGCTTTACTTTCATAGTCGCAGCCAAAAGCCATCCCCCTATGTCATTCGTAAAAATATAATTCAAATCATGTTTGTAAGGCACACCAGCCTGGAAATATTCTTTTATTTGCTGTCGTTTCCAGAGTTTCAAAACATTCAGAGTTTCATCATCTAAGGTGATAACCCTCTTACTCCTTTTGGTTTTAGGGTCCTGAACAGTTTGTTTTTTACCAATCACGACAGCCGTGCGAGAAATGCTTAACCGTTTATTTTCAAAGTCAACATCTGACCACATGAGTCCGATAGCTTCTCCAGTTCTCAAGCCAGAAAAAGCGAGTAAGTGGAAAAAAGTGTAGTCTACAGGCTTAAAATTTGCTTTGGAAACTTTAAGAAAATCCGTTAGCTCCTGCTTTGTATAGTAGTTTTCTTTGCCCTTTAAGGGTTTATTTTTAGGCTTGATAATCTTATCTAAGGGATTTGACTTAATGATGTCAAGGGAAGTGGCATACTTGAAAATACGGCTAATAACAGAGTAGTAATTAGAATAGAGGACATAGCGATTGCTTAACTTTATAGCAACCTTTTGACAATAAGCGACACTGATCTGCTTAATCTTCATATCTGTGAAATATGAGTCAATCATAACATCAAGTTTCTTCTTAGTGTTCTGATAAGTTGTTGGTTTTACAGTGCTCTTGTAGCTTTCAAGCCATAACTCAGCAACTTCAGCGAATGTAGGGTCCTGGGAATCTTTATTGTTTGAAAAACCATTTTCTTCAACATCTAAGAGAAGATCACGTTCGACTGCCTTGGCCTCTTTGATGGTTTTAAAACCACGGCGTGTTGTGCGTTTTTCTTTTCCAGTTGCAGGGTCTATGCCCAGGTATGTTTGAAAGAGGTATCTAGTCTCTCCTTTTTTTGTAATGTATTTTTTTATCATAAAATGTCCTTTCTTTTCGATTGCTTGCCCGCATAGTTGAAAAGGTGTAGAATTTATGATAAACTATAGTTGTATTTTTTTATCATCTTTTCCATTGCTTGCTTGATGGAAAGTTGAACCCTCACGCTCAAAGATTGCCGTCGGAGAGTGTGGGGCTTTTTTTATTTTATTTCAGAATTTTCATTTCTCCTTTGTACTCTTGAGATATTTGAGTTTTATCAGAGTCTGAGGTATAAACAAGCAGTTGAGGTGTATCTTTTTCTAAATCAACATTGTAGCCTTTTTCTTGAGCCCACTTTTCAAAAATGGTATTCTTAGCTTTCAAAAATTCATTTGAAATATAGATTTTACGACTAGTGCTTTCATTTTTCCAGCTTTCTCCGATTCGTACAGAAAGGTTTTTATCATCCCCTCCAGGAACAAAATCAACCTTTTCTCCTTTATCAAGAACTTCAGCGTTCTCTTTAAAGTATAAAGCGAATTCCTCACCTAATTCTTTAGTCATTTTAAATTTCTGCTCAACCGTTGTTGATGTTGTTTTTTCAGTTTTAGCAGCAGTATTTTTAGGTGGAGTGTTTAAAATGCCATTTACAACACCAATAGACACGATAGCAATCAGCACCCAAAACCATACTCTTTTATAAATTGGCTTAGAATTTGTTCTTTTGTTCATGTTTTTCTCCTTTTAATTTTCAATTGGCATGAAGTTTCCGACTATTTTTCCAATGATTCTTGGATCTTCGTCATACGGTGCGAATTTATCTTTATACTTGTTATTGATAGAGACGAGTCTAAGACCGTCTTTTTCTTTATAGACCTTCTTTATATAAGTTTGGCCATCCCAATCGACTGCATAAACGGCACCATCGTAGTCAAAACCTGTTTCTTTGATTAGAACGACCTCTCCATTCATGTACTTAGGTTCCATTGAGTCTCCAAAAACCCAAGAAGCAAAATCGTGGTTTAGGTCTTTGTCATAAAAAACAGTGTCATAGTTCCCATCGTTGAAGTATGAAAATCCAGTACCAGCTGATAGCTTTTCAAAAACACGGTATTCAAAAAGCTTTTCCTCAATCATAATCACTTTATTATTCTGCTCTTTTAATTGTTCATTAGCATAGTTCAGAATTTTTTGTTTTCTTGGAGTTGATAACTTTACAACTTTTTCAGTGATTTTTTGAACAAGAGGGGAAGTAGGGATTTTTAGTTCTTTTACTTCTTGAGTTTTATCCTCTATCAAGTCCGATTTGTTTACTCCGAAATAGTCTGCAAGTAATTCGATCTTTCCTATTCGAGGATAAGTTATGCCTTTTAACCAATCTCTTACAGTAGTGTACTTCAATCCGAGATCAGAACAGAGCTTATTTCTATCAATCCCTCTGCTGCTCATCAAATTTTCCAAGTTCGCAGAGAAAATTTCTTTACTTTTATTATTACTCATTTGTATCACTCCTTTATATAGAATATATTACGGTAAAAACGCAAAAAAGTAAAGAAAAAAATAAAAAAATACGAAAAAAACGCAAAAAACACTTGACATTGCGGTTTAACCGCATTATAATATAATCATAGTTGAGTCAGTCAATTATAAAAAATGTTAGAAAGGACAGTAAAATGCCAAAAATGACTCTTAAAACATTGCGAACGCTAAAGAACTGGCGACAAGTGGACGCAGCTAAGGCCCTTGATGTCTCTGCTGATACTTGGGGAAATTGGGAGCGAGGTAAAACAGAGCCTACTGTAACGCAGGCTTATCAAATCGCTACTGCTTTTGATGTGTCTATTGATGACATTATTTTTTTACACAACATTGCGGTTTAACCGCAAAAAAGAAAAAGGCGTAGAAAGGAATATTATGAACGAAAAGAAACAAAATAATGATCTCATCAAAGAAATTATTGAGGAACATTTTGAAAATATGGTTGATGATATTTTGGAACACACAGATACCTACTATGGAGCTTTAGAAGCTATTAGTAGCATCAAAGGAAGCAAGATCCCGAATATGCTTCACTTAGCTGATTGTTTGAGGAAAGCTATCAGAAAACGTGCTATGAAACAAAAAACACCTAATCATCAAAATTAGGTGCTGGAAGATTACGCATTTGAGGAGAATAACAAAAAAGCACCTGACGGAAATCAGGCGCATACTTAAATAATTAAAACCATTATATCACAAAAATGCTTGCCCGCATAGTTGAGAGGATGTAAAAAATGGAAGGTATAACATTACAATTACGATTGGATGGCGAAAGTGCTGAATTGTTCACGAATCAATTATTGGCCTTTGCTGAAAAGCAGGTCAAGGAGCAGTTAGAGAATGATCGCATGCCAATCAATCAACAAACTTTGATGAAGAAGTTCGGCTTTACGCACGGATATGTGAAGCAGTTAGAACGTAAAGGATTAAGATTTCGTAAGCAGGGGAAAGATACTATGTATGATGTCAATGATGTTTATGAAATTTTGGAATTAGAAAAACAAGTACGGAAATTAAGAGCGTAAGGAGAACAAAATGACAGAACCAACTGTATCAAGCCAATTGCTTGGCTTACTAGTTA